AGAAATGGACGAATGAAACGGACTCCGCTCCGACGAGTAAGTAAAAAGCGCGCGAAGGAGAACCGGCGTTACCTCGTCCTTCGCCGGAATTATCTTTACGCGCATCAGCTTTGCGAGTTTCCGCTCTGCGCTCGGCGCGCGACGCAAATTCATCATAAGAACGGACGATCCGGAGCGAATCTTAACGACGTCGCGAATTGGTTCGCGATCTGCGCGTTCCACCACGATTGGATTCACTCGAACGCGAAACGCGCGCGCCGCGCCGGATTTATTCTCTGGAAGTGAATTGACAACCGCGCCGCTCGCGCTTATCCGTCGCGCTAAGAGTTTCGCGCGATGGCGAATGTAAAATTTTCCGCTCTTCCGTCGGCTTCGACCGTAAGTCAGACCGATATCCTCGCCGTCGTCTCCGGCGGAGTAAGTAAGTCTTCGACGATCGGAAACCTTTGGGAACCGACCGCCGTCGGTAACGCCGCGTATTCGATCGCGGTTACGGACGTTCAGGTTTTTACGAGCGTCGCCTTTACTCTTCCGAGGATCTGGACGTTACCGCTCGCCGCTTCTTACGGAGCCGGTCGAATTCTTCGCGTCGTCGATTCGCTCGCGACGATTACCTCGACGAATACATTAACGCTCGCGATAAGCGGAAGCGATACGATTAACGGAGCGGCGTCTCAGATTCTTTCGACCGCCGGACAAGCCGTCCTTCTCGCTTGCGACGGCGTCTCGCGCTGGACGATGGTCGGCCAAGGAATAACGACGATCGGAAATTCGTATCAGGCGGTAACGCTCTCCGCCGCCGGAAATACGAATTCGAGCCAAGGCGCGCTCTCGACTCATTTTATGAACGTCGCGGTTAACGCCGGAGCCGGAATCTATACCGCGACGATCTCGCTTCCGTATACGAATATCGCCGCCGGAGACGTTAACTCGATTTATTTAAACGTCGCGGCGTCGACGAATCCGACCGTTCAGATTTACGATAATACGACCGCCGGAACTCTTCTTTTTGAGTGGGACGCGGACGGAATTCAAACGAACATCGTCGCGATCTTCGTTTTTAGCGGATCGGCTTGGTATTTACACGACGCGCACTTCTTCGCCTAAAAATTTATGCCTTCGACGATTACAAAAGGAACGTTCTTAATCGACTCCGCCTCGCCGTCGACGACGGCGAAAGTCCAGACGAGCGCTCCGGCGTCCGGAGACGCCGCGTTAACCGTTCGTCCGCGAGTCGACGCGCAGACCGCGGGCGGTTTCTCGGTCTTTCACGTTTCGAGCGCGGCGTCGACGAACGCGACGAATATTAAAGCGAGCGCCGGACAGGTTTACGGCTGGTATATCTCAAACTCGAATGCGGCCGCACGAAAGGTTGCGTTCCATAATACGAGCGGAACGCCGACCGCCGGATCGTCGATCTTTTTTACGCTCGTAATTCCTGGCGCTTCCGCCGCGAACGTTTTTAACGCTTACGGAATCGCCTTCTCTACCGGAATCGGAATTACGACCGTAACCGGACTCGCGGACTCGAACGCGACGGCGGTTGCCGCCGACGATTTAAATATTAATATCTTTTACAAATGACGAATGAGCGCGAACACGCTCGCAGCTTTAGGCGCAGGGGGCGCGACCGGATTTGTGGCCGTAACTAGCGTCTACGTTTTAGCGAGCGGTAACGAGCCGATTCAGACCGGAGCGGCGCAACTCGTCGTAAAAGTTTGGGCTGGCGGCGGCGGCGGCGCGAACCGCGCGACCGCCGGAACGGTCGGCGCGGGCGGCGGCGGAAGTTACGCGAAAAAAACGATCGCGGGGCCATTTTCCGCCGGAACGATCGCCTTTACGATCGGCGCTGGCGGTAATCACGGCGCGTATGGAAGCGGTAACGACGGAACGAACGGAACCGGATCGAGCGTAACTTGCTCGTCTCCGTCGATCTCGATTACGACGAACGGCGGCGCGAAAGGTTTAGTCGGCGGCGCGGGCGGTAACGGCGGAGCCGCCGGAACCGGCGGAGACGTAAACGAAGCCGGTCAAAACGGGACGAGCGCGAATCCTTCTTCGGTCGGTGGCGCGGCTGGCGGAAGCGTAAGCGCGACCGACGCGGGCGGAACCGGAAGCGGCGTTCCGCCTGGAAGCGGCGGCGACGGAAAATCGAACGACACTTCGCAGAACGGAGCGGACGGACTCGTTAGGTTCGAATGGACTTAAAAAAATGGAAATCGAAGCGAAAACAAAATACGAAGGCGATCTCGGAATAAAAGTTTTCCGGCATCCGAAAAATCAAACGAAATGGCGGAAATTTGTCGACGCAATTAAGACAATAATCAGTAAAGGAAAAATAACCTATGTTACCAAAGATAATTAAACTCGCGCGCGGCTACCGCGTAATCTTCGATCGAGGCGAGGCGACTCGCTTTCCTGCCGGATTCTACGGCGGTTCAAATCTTAGCGTCCGGATATTCCGGAAGAATAAAAAATTCATCGAAGAGCGCGATCTCGGTAGCGGTCTAACGACGAACGTCGGCGCTCTCGCGCTCGCGAACGATTCGAATTGGAGCGCGACGAACGCGCTTAATTCCTTGTTCGCGAAATTAAAATATCACGCGAGCGGAACGAGCGCGACGGCTGCGGCCGCAACGGATATAAAACTTAATACCGCGAGCGGCTTCGGCGGACAGACGCCGGTCGCCGGAACGCAGGTTCTCGTAAGCGCGGCGAACCTTCAAAAATGGCAGACCGTCGCGACGATTAACTATACCGGAACCGAGACCGTCCAAGAGTGGGGGCTTTTCGCTTACGGTTCGGCGCTTCCGACGACCTCGAATTTAACCGATTCGACGATGAGTCCGTTTACCGCCGGAACCGCTACGAGCGGAACGACTACCGGAACAATGACGGCTTCGAGCGGAACCGTAATGGGACAGCAATTATCGATCGCGGATAATACGAACGCGACGCGCGTATCGTGGGGATTAGTAACTTCGAATACGACGACCGTAATTACCGTTCCGGCTTGGTATAAGACCGCCGACGGAACCGCCGGAACCGCGCCGGTTAACGCTGATACGTTCGTCTTCCGTCCGATTATGTGGGATCACCGGCAGTTTACCGGAATCGGAGTTAACTCCGGAGATTCGATTCAGTTTACCTATACGCTAACGATTAACAGCGGCGGATAAAAAAACCTTATGGCAGCTACACTTTATTTCGCCGCGAACGGCGTTAGTCCGACGACCGCCGCGCAGGTCGCGGTAACGACCGGAACGGCGATTAAATCGCTCTTACAGGTCGCGACTCCGTCGACAATTCAACTCGCGATCGTCGAGTGGGGAATCTCCTTCGACGGAAGTAGCGCGGCGACGCCGATTAAAGTCGAGCTACTTCAAACCGACGTTGCGGCGACGGTAACGTCGGTTACGCCGACGCTTTTTAGCGATCCGCTCGGGCCAGCCTCGCTTTGTGTCGGCGGTTCGAGCGCGACCGGACATACCGCGACGGCGGAAGGATCGATAACGGCGACGCGAATCTTCGACGTCCAGTTTATCGCGCCGACGAATCAATACGTTAAACAGTATCCGCTCGGACGCGAGCCGCAGGTTCCGGTCTCGAAGTTTCTTCGCGTCCGCGTAACTGCGGCGGCGGCGGTTAACGCTTACTGCTACATTATTTGGGAGGAGTAGGGATGTGGCGACGCGCTATTATCTCCCGGTTTCAGGCGCAGCTCCGGTAAGTCCATCCTTCAACGGCAGTTGGGGCGACACTTCCGCAGCGTCGCCCGATTCTCTCTCGATGGTCACGTCGAAGAGCAACACCGCGCTCACGGACAAATCCTTCACTTTCAGCAGCGCGACAGCCCAAAGGTATTTGATGCGGCAGTATGTGTCCGCTCAGATTGGCGTTTTCGATTTCAATGGTAACACGGTTTCCGGCGTCGTCCGATGCGTGGTTAACAGCGTCACCAACACGACCTGCAAACTTTCCTTCTACCTCGGGCTGTATCATACCGACACGACCATCACCGACTTGCTCGCACTCGCTGACTACGACGTGAACACTTGGACGGCAACGGCCTCGACCAAAGTCTTCTCCGGCGTCAGCCTTCCGAACGTTCAATCGCGGAACAACGACCGGATTATTTTGGAATGGGGAATGGGTCGAACTGGGACGGCGTCCGGCTCACGCACTTACACCGAGCGATTCGGCGACCCGAGCGCAACGGGCGATCACAATCTGACCAGCGGGCAAACGACCGACCTCGACCCGTGGTTTGAATTTACCGGCACCATCCCGGCTGCTTCTCCCGACCCGGTCGGGCACGCTCTCGTAATCGGCCAAGCAACAAAACGCGCGGCCTTCCGGTAAAAGTTTATGGCACGGTTCGGCAGAGCGTTTCCGATTCCGAGACGATATCCGCCGCAGTTTAAACTTCCGCCAGCGGGCGGGCAGACTTTTACGCAGAATTTTACGGCGACTCTTTCGACGAGCGGATCGTTAAATAAAAAGACGACGCAAGGCGGATTCGTGGCGACGCTTTCCTTTAGCGGAAGCGTAACAAAATCGACCTCGAAGTTTCTTACCGCTTCGCTTTCGTTCGTCGGCTCGCTCGTTCGAGGCGCGATTCATTTTCTCGCGTTCAGCGCGACCTTATCTTTTACGAGCGCGCTCGTCCGGACGACGAATAAGGCGCTCTCGGCGACGCTCTCCTTTACCGGAAATATCGCGAAGCAGACTGCGAAGGCGTTCAGCGCGACCTTGTCTTTTAGCGGCGCTCTCGCTCGAAAAATACTGAAAGGCATTACAGCGACGCTCTCTTTTACCGGCGCTCTCGTTCGCGGAGCGATTCATTTCCTCGCCTTTACCGCTACGCTCTCTTTCGCTGGCGCGTTATCGCGCGCGATCTCGAAGAAAATTACCGCGACGTTAACTTTTACTTCCGCGCTCTCGACGCGGATCGCGAAAGGAATCACGGCGACGCTCTCCTTCGTCGGAGCGTTAACGAAGAAGACGATCGACTCCGGCTTTACCGCGACTCTCTCTTTTACCGGCGCGTTCTCGCGTATCCTTCTAAAGCAGATCGCGTTTACCGCGACGCTTTCTTTTTCCGGAGCGTTAGCGAAACGAACCGGAAAGGCGCTTACCGCGACTCTTTCCTTCGTTAGCGCGCTCGTTAAAAAGACGATCGACGCAGGATTTACGGCGACTCTTTCTTTTAGCGGATCGCTCGTTAAAAAAATAATCGACTCCGGATTTACGGCGACGCTTTCTTTCGCCGGATCGCTAACGACCGCCGCCGTCCACCACTTTACGCAAGCGTTTACGGCGACGCTTTCCTTTACCGGCTCGCTTACGCGCACTCTCTTAAAGCTCGTAAACCTTACCGCGACGCTTTCTTTTAGCGGAGCGCTCGCGAAGCGAACGAATAAATCCTTCGCCGCGACGCTCTCTTTTACGAGCGCGCTCGCGAAACGGATCGCGAAAGGAATTACCGCGACGCTTTCCTTTATCGGAAACTTAGCGACGCAATTTAGCGGCGGAGCGCACGCCTATTCGCAAGCGTTTACGGCAACGCTCTCGACGTCCGGCGCGCTCGTTAAGCGGACGACAAAAGGCGCTTTTACCGCGACTCTATCCTTCGCCGGATCGCTCGTCCGATCGCGAATCTTCTTCCGCGCCTTTACCGCTACGCTTTCCTTCGCCGGAGCGATCCGGAAGACGACCGCGAAAAATCTCGCCGGAACGCTCTCCTTCTCGACCGCGTTAAATAAACGGATCGCGAAAGGTTTTAGCGCGATCCTTTCCTTCGTCGGACAACTCTTTACCGGCGGAGCGTTAACGATCTTCGCCGGACAAAAAGCCGGTTCGAAGCCGACGATCGTAAAGGCGGGAAGCAGTGTTATTATTTCGAAGGCTGGTAGCGGTAACTTTAGAGTAGAGAAGACAAAATAATTATGGCGACGACAATAATTACAAAGCAGCACGATACGCGGATAACCTTTAAAGATACGCCGACGATCGACGGAACGCCGATGCTTCCGGCGGACTTAGTCGGATGCACGCTCTCGTTCCTTCTTAAAACTATGGACGGCGTCGTCGCGATTAAAAAAGCCGCGACGATTAATCCGGACGCGACCTTCTCTTACGATCCGGTTCCGGCGGACGTCGCAACGATCGGTAAATACCAACAGGAGTGGGAAGTCGTCTTTCCGAATACGAAAATCTTATCGTTCCCAAACTTCGAATATAATATCGTTAAGATTATCGCCGACCTCGGTTAGCGCGGAAAGGATTTGACACTTCGAGGCGCGAGAACGATAAGGCGAATCGAATAAAAGAGCGATGAAGGATAACGGAGAACGTCCAAAATCTGATTCGCAGGATACAGGGAAAAAGCCGCGCGGCGTAGGCGTTCGATTTACGAAAGGCGATCCGCGTATTAATCGCGGCGGTCGACCGAAGTCTTTCGAGTATTTTCGCGCGCTCGCGCAATCGATCGCGGCGAAAGAAATTTCCGACGGTAAAGGAAACGTAATTACGGTCGGCGAAGCGATCCTTCGGTCTTGGGCGCGCTCGAAGGAGCCGCAATTACAGCGCGCGTTTATCGAATACGCTTACGGAAAGGTTCCGGATCGATTCGATCCGCTCGACGGACTCGGCGCGAAGACGACTTTGATTCTTCATTATGGTCACGAACGAGATAAACGAGACGCGGACTATAACGGCTTATCTTCCGAGGTTTCACGCGGCGCAGACTAATATTATCGCGCGAAGCACGCGGTATAAAGTCGTCGCCGCCGGTCGACGTTTCGGTAAAGGTATTCTCGGAATCTCGGCGTCGTTATATAAAGCCGCGCGCCGTAAGCGCTGCCGTTGGATCGCTCCGTCTTACGCGAGCGATTCCTTTCAATCGGGCTGGCGTATGGCGTCCGATCTCGCGGCGCAGATTCCAGGCGTCGACGTTCACTTACAGAAGAAGCAATTCGATTTCTCGCGCGTTAACGGCGGCTTCTTACAATTCCGGACGGCGGAAGAGCCGGACGCGCTTCGCGGCGAAGGAATCGATTTCGTCGTCTTCGACGAGGCGGCGCATATCGACGGCTTAGAAGAGATGTGGGAGCAAGCCGTTCGACCTTCGCTTATGGATCGGCGCGGCGAGGCTTGGTTTATTTCGACTCCGTTCGGCTTTAATTATTTTAACGAGCTATTTCAGCGCGGCTTCCATAATTCGGATTGGGCTAACTTCCAGTATCCGACGAGCGCGAATCCGCATATCGACGCGAAAGAGATCGAGGATTTACGTCGCTCGTTACCGGCGCTCGTCGCGCGGCAGGAGATCGACGCCGAGTTTGTCCAGTTAGCCGGAGCGTTATTTAAGCGGCAGAATATTACGATCCTCGAAAGCGAGCCGGTCGGCGTTAATTGGGTTCGGAGTTGGGATCTGGCGTTTACCGAAAAGACGACGAGCGATTTTACCGCCGGAGTAAAAATCGGAATGACGAGCGACGGAACGATCGTCGTCTCCGACGTCGTCCTCGGTCGTATGGAATGGCCGGACGCGATCCGGACGATCGCGAATACGGCGAAGCTCGACGGCGTCGCGGTTCGGCAAGGAATCGAGATCGTCTCGGCGCAGGTCGGCGTAATGCAAACGCTCGTTCGCGATCCGCTTCTTCTTCCGTATACCTTCGCGCCGATCGAAGTTACGCGCGATAAGTTAACGCGCGCGCTTCCGGTCGTCGCGCGGAGCGAGCAAGGTAAATTCGCGGTCGTTCGCGCGCCGTGGAATCAGCGTTATATCGACGAGCTTTGCGCTTTTCCGGAAGGATCGAACGACGATCAGGTCGACGCGACGAGCGGCGGAATGACGCTCCTTACGCTTCCGACCGGAGCGATAACCGATCCGTCGAAAGTCTTTTACGGAAAGCCAGCGCCGACGCGGTTCGGAACCTTTAAACCGAGGCGTCTCGTTCCCGCGTGAAGATCGAAGCAAAAAAACGATACGAAGGTCGGAAGCGATCGTCCGTTAAACTCCGGACGAACGGAAAGAAAGCGATCGACGCGCAATCGACGATCCTCGCTCCGATCGCGACTTTAAAGCGGCGCTCGACGCGCACGAATCAGTTTAATTGGATTCTCCCTTCGGTCGGCGCGATTACGCCGACGTATCTCGAAATGATTTTACGCGGCGCGCTCGCGGGAAACCACGTTCAGCAATACCAGCTTTTCGATATGATGCTCGATAACTGGCCGGAGCTTAGCGCGGCGACGCAGGAGTTAACTTACGGCGTAACGCGGCGCGAAATTATCTTCGATCCGTTTACCGAAGAAGACGAGAAGCCGACCGATAGCGCGGTCGAAAAAACGAAGCTCGTAAGCGCCGTCCTTCGCCGGATGAATCCGAAAGCCGAAGAGGATGAGAACGGTTTAAAAGCAACCGTTAAAGATTTAATGGACGGCTGGTTTCGCGGCTTCGTTTGCTTAGAAATTATGTGGGATACCTTCGACGCCGGATCGATCGGTCTCGCGACTGGCCCGCGCGCTACGGCGTGGGTTCAGCCGCAAGCCTACGGCTTTAATCAATTCGGAGTCCTCGGATATAATACGGCGCAATATTACGTCGATACCTCGCTTTATACCGCGCCGTCGCAGATGAAGTTAGAGCCGTTTCCGCCGGATAAATTCTTAATCGGTATTCATAAAGTAAAGAGCGGCTCGCCGCTCGCTGGCCCGATGTTCCGCGCGCTCGCGTGGTGGTGGTGCGCCGCGAATTTCGCTTCCGATTGGTTACTTAATCTCGCGCAGGTCTTCGGTCTTCCGTTCCGTTGGGCGACCTACCAAACTGCGGCCGCAGAAGAAACCGTCTCCGCGATTTGCGATATGCTCGCGAATATGGGTTCCGCCGGTTGGGGCGCGTTCCCCGACGGAACGACGATGGAATTAAAAGACGTCGGCGAACGCGGCGGTAACTCGCCGCAGGATTCGCTTCTCGATCGCGCGGATCGTTACGCGCGCTCGTTAATCCTCGGTCAGACTATGACCGGAACGACGATGACGAGCGGTAAAGGCGGACAGGCGTTCGGAACGGTCGAGGCGCAGTTAAAACAAGACCGGCTCGAAGCGGCGAGCGATTACGTCGCGGATATTTTTAACGAGCAGCTTATTCCGTCGATCCTTCGGCTTAACTACGGAAACGAGGACGAAGCGCCGATCTGCCGATTCCTCGAAGAGAACGAAGGAACGTATCAGGACGCGCAGCGCGATCAGATCCTCGCGAATATCGGCGTTCCGATTCCGCTCTCGCATATGCGGAAGAAATATTCGATTCCGGAACCGGAAGGCGACGAAGAAGTTTTAACGCCGCCAGCGCCGAAGTTACCGACGGCGATCGGCGCGGACGGAAAGCCGGTTCCGTTAGCGGATAAGGCGGCGCAAGGCGAGCCGGTAGCGCAACAGCAGAAGGATCGAGCGGACGCTCAGAAGAAGGAGCAAGTCGCGGCGAAAGCGGAAGAAATCCTCGACGATCTTTTTGCGCGCGAGCTTAAACGGCTTACAACTAAGCTAATACCGAAGGAGAAGAAGAAATGATTCGCGTATCGGCGGAATATTCGTTCGACGTAATCGGCGACGGAGTTTCGAAAGAGATTCTTATTCCGCTTCGCGCGATGCGCGCTCCGCCGCCGATCGTCGAGAACGCGATCCCGACCGGCTTCCTCGAAGCGAGCGTTAGCGGGCCAAACTCCGCGACGATTAATATGGAAGGCGAATTCCTTCGGATAACTTTTAATAATCCGGTCTCGGCGACGAGTCCGGTAACGGTAACGATTCACGGACTTTTTGGAACCGATCGGATCGGATGAAAAAAACGAAAAAGAAAAGGAAAAAGAATATGTCGAACGAAACGAAAGAAGAAGTAACGCCTACGCCGGAACAGGTCGCCTCGCCGGAGAGCGAACCGATTCCGCCAGCCGCCGAACCGGTAACGACGACGACGGACGCGCCGAGCGAAGTAACGACTACCGAAGCGATGCCGACCGAAGAAGAAGCCGCCGCCGCTCGGCTTCGATTGGTAAATTAAAATGAGTGACGAAAATAATAACGGCGCGATCGAGTGTCGCGCAGCGGTTAACTTAGACCGCGTCTCGCGAAACGAGATCGTATTCCTTCCGATCGGAGTCCACGCGATAACGCCGGTAAGCGGCGGAATCGGAAAGCCGATCCGCGTCTTAGTCGACGCCGAGACCGCGGGCGCGATCGAGAAACAGCGCGCTCAGATCGAGGCGCGAACGGATAAGCGCGTCTATTTCGATTTTAATCACGAAGACGGACGCGCGAGCTTCTGGCCGTTATCCTTCCACTGGCGCGCGAGCGAAGGCGTCGTTGCGAAAGGCGAGTGGTCGGAGTCCGGTCGGAAAGCCGTCGAAGGAAAAGATTTTCGCGCGTTCTCGCCGGTCTTCCACGTCGACGATAAGCGCCGCGATCCGTCGCGCGTAGTTTGCTGCGAGACCGCGAGTCCGAATATGGGCGGGCTAGTAAACGATCCTGCCTTTTCAGCTTTGCCCCTATGGGCGAAAAACGCCGGTAATAACGAACCGGAGCCAGATAAACAAAAAAAAGAAAAAGAGGACAAAATGAAAGATGAAGAGAACGCCGCGCTCCGGGCGAAGAATGAGGAGCTTCAGAAGAAAGTCGACGAGCTAACCGCGCGAGTCGCGGCGAGTCCGGACGACGACTCGGCTAAAAATAAACTCGCCGCCGCCGAAGCGGAGCTAAAAGCCGCCGCGCTCGAAATCGAGACGGCGGAATTAAAAGCGAAGAGTAACGCGCTTGCGGAACAGATTCATAAGCGCCAGAAAGAAGACGCGGACGCGGCGGTTAAAGCCGCCGTTCTCGACGGTCGGATTATGGCGAAAGATATCCGGACGCAAGAGGATTGGAGAGTCCGGATTACGACCGATCCGGACGCGAAGAAACTTCTCGACGCGATTCCGCGAACGAAAGGAAATCTCGCCGGTCGAATGACGTCGAGCGCGATCGCCGCGTCGTCGTCGAGCGTATCGATTACCGG